ACAACTAGAATTATTGGCGGTAAAGGTAATAAAGAAGAAATTGAAGATCGTATCCAGAAACTTAAAACTCAACAAAACGATGCACCTTCTGATTTCATTAGAGAACGTTTAAAATTAAGAGCTGCAAAAATGTCCGGTGGTGTTGCAACTATTAAAATTGGTGATAACACAGCAATTGCTTTACAAGAAAAACGTGACAGAATAGACGATGCACTACACGCAGCAAAAGCAGCTGTAACCGAGGGTATTGTTATTGGTGGTGGATGTGCGTTAATTAAAGTTGCATTTGGTCTTGACGAAAAGCTAAACGAATATTCTGAACGAGATCCAGAAAAATCTGATTCATACTATTTAGGATATGAAATGATTCTTGAATCTGTTTATGCTCCTATTGAGCAAATATTAGTTAATGCAGGTACTACTGCTGATGACATTGATTCAATTATTACGCAAATTGTTAATGGTGTAAACGAAGTAGGATATAACGCAAAAACTGGTGAAATTGAAAACTTATTTTTGTCTGGTGTTATTGACCCTGTTAAAGTAACAAAATCTGCTGTTAAAAATGCATCTTCTATTGCAAAACTTATCTTGATGACTGAATGTGCAGTTACTGAATTAAGATAATTTAAAAAGAAAATTAAAAGCTAAGTTTAGAAATATTCTTAGTTTTTTTTATTATATTTAATTTATAAAATTAAACGAAAGGACATACATGGCAATATTTGACAAGCTACTTCGTCATAAAGAACTTGGTGAATTCATGATCACCAAAACAGAAAATTCTTATGACTATATTTCTACTAATGTTATGACTATTAATTTATTATTAAGCGGGCGAACTCAAGGCGGCGTTCAGAAGGGAACTATTAATATGTTCTCAGCTGATTCAAGTCTAGGTAAAAGTTTCGTTGGTTTATCTTTACTTAAAGAAGCTCAAAAAATCGGTATGGAATGCTATGTAATCGATTCTGAAAAAGCATGGGATCCTGTTTGGGCTAAAAAATTAGGAATTGATGTTACACCAAAAAATCTACCGATTATAAAAACTGCACAAATGGTTAAGATTAAACAATTTATTAGTTTCATTTGTGATGGTAAAACTCAAGAAGAACGTGCGAATGTATTTATCTTGTTCGATTCTTGGGGACCATTAGTTTCTGAAGTAATGTTGAAAAAATCAGCTGAAGCATCCACTACACGAGATATGTCTTTACCGTTTTGGAAAAATGAACTTGCTAATATTATGCGTGAATCTGATTTAACATTTTTTGTTGTAAATCACGTATATGCAAATACCGGTGGTTTTGGTGATCCTCTTTCAGTTCCTGGTGGTAAAAGACTTTACTTTAACTCAGATAATGTAATTCTTGGTATGTCTAAAGCTAAAGACAAAGATGGTTCTGGCGATATCAATGGTGCTATTATTACAGCAATTACCCAGAAGGGTAGAAAAGCTAAAGAAAAATCGAAATTAAAATATCGTATTAAGCATGAAGGCGGACTTGATATGTTCTATGGTATTCTTCCAGATGCATTAGAACACGGTTGTGTTTTCAAACCTAAGAACGGATATTATTCGAGATCTTGTGTAGAAGAAGATAAAGCACATAGAGAAAAAAATATTTATTGTGCAGAATTCTGGATCCCGGTTTTTAGAGATACAGATTTTGAAAAATTCTTAAATGATAAATATACATATTCTGGTACAGTTGAGGTTGGCGAACATAGTCTTGCTGAATTAATGTCAGGTAAAATTTCAGTCGGTGAAATAGACGAAGAAACGGAAACAGTTGATGGATAATAACAACTCGACGAATATTGATTTAGTTAAATATGAGAAATATTTAATTAAAAAACTATTTACTGATGTCGATGCAAGGGATAAGATTTTCCCTTTCCTCGACCCGGCTTATTTTGACGATAACATCCATCACCAAAATATCATTAGAGAATATCAATCTCACTATAAAGAATATCAAGCTCATCCTAGTCCTCGAGAATTTGTCGCTAGAATTGATAATAACGATTTATATAATACTTTTAAAGAAGTAATAAGTTATGATGTTTCTGATATATCAGAAGAATTCTTATTTGATCGTGCTGGCGAATTCTTTAGACAGAAAATGTTAATGCAACATACATTTGATATCATGGAAGGTATTAAAGATAACGGGACTGACGCAGTTACTGATTCACCTGATAAAATACGCGAAGCGTTATCTTTTAGTTTTGATACTCATATTGGACTTGATTTTGGTGCAGATGCAGAAAAAATCTATGATTCATTACATGAAGATGACAATGTAATATCAACTGGATTATCTGATTTTGATGGTGCTATTAAAGGTGGGTTTCATGAAAAGACATTATCGTTATTCATTGCTGAAACTAATCTAGGTAAATCATTAATCATGGGTGCAGTTGGTGTTAATGCATTCTTACAGAATAAAAATGTTTTATATGTTACACTAGAAATGTCAGAAACTAAAATTTCAGAACGTATTATGGCAAATGCATTTGATCTTGATATCGCTAGTCTTGACAAGTTATCTAAAGAACAATTTATTGGATATTATGATAACTTTAAAGAAAAAATTGAAAGTAAATTTGTAGTAAAGGAATATCCTACACGTGGTGCAAATACGAATACTATTAGAAATCTTGTAAAAGAATTGAAAATTAAAAAGAACTTTACGCCTGATATTATTTTTGTGGATTACTTGGGTATTATGTCTACTAATGCAAAGAATCCAAATGAAAACACAAATATTACTTATAAAACAATCTCTGAAGAACTACGTGGTTTAGCTGTTGAACTTGAATTACCTATCGTATCAGCAAACCAAACTAATCGTGAAGGTATGGGTGTTTCTGATATTGGTCTTACGCAAGTAGCTGATTCAATCGGACAAACTATGACTGCTGATATTATTATTGGTGTAACTCAAACAGAAGAAATGAATCAACAAGGTTTATATGGATTTAAACTGTTAAAGAATCGTTATGGTGGCAAATACAGTAAATTCTTAATTAAAGTAAATTATCAGAAGATGAGATTAGAAGACGCACCACAGAATCCAGAAGATGGTTTCAGCGATTCACAAGCTTTGGTTATTGATAAAGCAACCGACGCAGTTGTTGACGCATTGAAATTTAATCGTCGAGCAGGACGAGACAAAATCATAGATTTTGATTAAGGAACTATATGGGTATAGGAACTAACGAATTAGAAATATTTAATCATTTACAAAAGAAACGCTTTTTTAAAGAAATTGAAGAAAATAAGATAAATTTAAAATTAGCAACTATAAAGAAAAAAGAAACTAATAAACATTTTCATAAATTTAATGTAATTATTGATCGTATGGTTGAAAACGGATTCATTACGCTTCATGAAATTGCAATATATCTGTTTAATGATTACTTTGATACATCAGCCGAGGTTCTCGGCTGTTTCGATGATAATAATAAATGGGCATTGCGCGAAGAAATGAATTTAATGTATCATAAACCAAGTATGAAAAATAAATTAGATAGCTTTATGTTTTAAGGAGAAATATGGGTCCAGTTGATATATACGAGTTTATTGAAAATTTCAGATTAAAAGCTGATGGTAAAAAACCTAAAACTAAAAAGACAATACAATTTCTTTGGAACACTAATAAAGTAAGTTCGAATATAAAGACAAGGATTGTTAACATATTTGCTTTTATTAATTCAAACCATTATACGTTTGAAGATGTAAAAGCTAAAGTGTATTTACATTACATACATACCGAAGGTAAGAATATTTGGTATGCATGGGACGCTTTGAGGGATTTCCCAAATGTAAAAGAAAATTATTTTTCAAAAAAACTGATTTCTGATGATAAAGTTGTTATAATTGAATTATCAAAAAAACTAAAACTAAAATCTATTGATTCTTTTTTTAGAATTGAGGATGGAGGTGAATGTTACGCATATGTTTTATTGAAGAATAAATACATTAGTCCATTATTTTATATGAAATATATGGATTATATAACAGAAGAACAAAATTCGAGTAAAATACAAAAACGAGTAAACAGTATGATGAAGATTATACAAGGAGATATAAATGGCTAAAAGAAGAAGTTTTAACTGGACTGCAGTAAACGACAAAATTAAAGAACTTGACAAAAAACCACAATACGGTAAAGGTGGGGATGAGGAAGTTTTTTATAAACCAAAAACTGATGAGCAAGGAAACGGAAATGTGCTTATTAGATTTTTACCACCACACCCAGAAGAAACACTACCATTTGTTAAAAAATATAATCATGGCTTCCAGTCAGCCAACGGTTGGTTCATTGAAGACTGTCCTACATCAATTGGAGAGAAATGTCCCGTTAACATTGCTGCATAATTAAAGAAAATTAAAGAAAATAAAAATTCTTAAAATAATTTAATAATGCAACACGGCGGCTATATGGTGCGAATCATATAGAAAACCCTGTTAATTGCTGGAACACCCTTAAGTAAAACGTACCACAAAGAAGAATTTGTGCATTACCTAAAAATTGAGATACTATATAAATAGAATACGATTTAATGGGAACTTGATTATGGAATGCAAACTATGTAAAAAAGAATATAAAGGAACTGGATTTTCTAATCATATTAGAAACCACGGATTAAATACTAAAGATTATTACGATAAGTATTTAAAGATTGAATCCGAAAATATTTGTAACTTACCAGATTGTTTGAATGAAGTATCATTTATATCAATTAATAAAGGTTATAGAAAATTTTGTTCTGATACATGCGGATGCAAATCTGACAATCATAGAAAGGCAGTTAAGGAACGATTCGTTGATAATAAAGCGAAAAAGGAATTAGCTGATAAACGAAGGTTTGAAACTGTTACTAAAAATCATGGAAAAGATTTTTATAAAAAACATTGCACTGATATGAATAAGAAATTTAGTTCTGAAGAATTATCAAATAGAACTAAATTGATATGGGCAAAAAGAACAGACGAAGAACGATCGGAGATTGGAAGAAAAATTGTTTTAGGTCAATCTAAAACAAATCATTATAAAGAATATGTTCTTAATAATGAGAAAGTAAAAGTACAAGGATATGAACCACAAGTACTGGATTTTTTAAAAACTATTTTAAAGGAATCTGATATTACAGTTGGTGTTAAATCTGTTCCGATTATTGATTATAATCACGGCGACGGATCAAAACATAAATATTATCCTGATATTTACTTAAAAGATAGAAATCTTTTGATTGAAGTAAAAAGCGAATGGACTTTTGAACAGAATAAAGAAATAAATCTTTTAAAACAAAAAGCCGCAGAACAACATGGTTATGAATTCATTTTTGTTCTATATAATAATAGAACAAAGAAAGGCCGAAAGGCGAGTCTTGAAGGTTTGAAAAACGTTTTAATTGGGCAATCAGCAGCGAAGCCTCTAAGTCAATAATTGATATGAGGAACGTTCAACGACTATCCGGACACGGAGTAGAGATAAAGTTATCTCGAAACACAGGGAATCTCTGTTCATGGCAAATAGAGATTGTGATATAGTCTGTCCTAGTATGAGAGTACTAGAAGGAAGTGAAGAGAGGATATTCTTCCAACGATCGCTTTCGCAACATAAGAGATGTGCTTATAATAGTTCTCAGTGGGATATCGACCAAGCTGGAGTTAGAAACAGAAAGCGTAAAGTTAGCTTCTACTCTAACATTTTAATTGTAAAAGATCCGCTTTCTCCAGAAAACGAAGGCAAAGTATTCAAATATCGCTACGGTGTTAAAATTCATGGAAAATTAATGGAAAAGATTGCACCGGAATCTACAATCGACGATCCAGTAAATATTTTCGATTATGATAATGGCGCAAACTTCAAGCTTAAGATTAAAACACAAAAAATCTTCCTTGGTGGTAAAGAACGTCCAGTACCAAATTACGATGCTAGTTCTTTTGCGGAACCTTCTCCAATTTCAATTAATGGAAGAGAGTTAACCGATGATGAAATTAACGAGTTAGATGGTCAAATCAATAAAATTGAAGTTTTTACTGAAAAGTCTAATTTTAAAGATTATAAAACACTAGCTGAATTATTCTTTAAGAAAACTGGCATTGAAATTCCAACATCGCCTGATGGAAAGGTTGCTGCACCTGCTGCTCCTGCACCTGCTGCGACTATCGCGGATTTTAATGATTCCCCTGCTGAAGCAGCAGCTGCCAAAGCAGAGGTTAAAGCAAAACCTGCTCCAGCTTCTACTGATGAAGATGATGATGAGGACGATTTTTTCGCTAAACTTAGAGAAAGCTAAACTATTACATTGAATATAAAGGAAAGAGGGGAAACCCTCTTTTTTGTTTATGAATTTATTTAAAGACGATAACTCAGTATTGTGGCGACATGTTGAAGCTGCAGTACAATCAGGAATTAAACAGCCTTTGAATAAAGGTAATGAAATACAATTTTCTTGTAATATGTGTTCCGATACTAGAAAACGCGGATATATGATTTGGGATAGACAACGCGATGTTATTTATTACAAATGTTTTAATTATGGTGATTGTGCAGCAGCCGGTGAAGGTAACGCATGGGGAGCTAAACGATGGCTAAAGTCATATTTCCCACATCAAATTAAATCATATAATCGCGAAGTTTTTGGAAAACATAAAGGTAATAGTTCTACTGATAATCTATCTAACACTAAGGCAGTTTTGAAATCTGAAATTGAAAGAAAAGCTGCCTTAGCTTTAAAGCTCGAAAAGGTAAAAGAAGAAGCTGCTGCAAAATTAAAAGAAGAAGCTGAAGCAGTTAAACATTTCATACCAATTACATCAAATAATCCATTAGCTCAAAAAGCAATTCAAATATGCAAAAATAGGAAAATCCCTGAACATATATTTAAAGCCTTCTACGTCTCTTTAAAGGGAAAATATACAAATAGACTAATTCTTCCTTTTTTTGATAATAAGGGCAGTATCTACTATTATCAGGGACGAGATTTAGTTGGTTACACACCAAAATATTTAAATCGCAAAACTGGTCGAGATTCTGCTATTTATAATTATTATAATGTTGATTCAGAAAAACCTGTGATGGTTCTCGAAGGACCAATTGATAGCATGTTCGTTGAAAATGGAGTTGCTGTATTAGGATTATCAATTTCTGAAATTGTTAAAGAAAAACTTGAAAAATTAAATTGTTATTTTTTGTTCGACGATGATAAAGCAGGTCATCAAAAGTCTATTGAATATTTGAAAGAAGGCAAGTATGTTTTCAATTGGCGAAAATTTAAAAAGGAAAAATATATACCTGATAGTATAAAAGATATAAATGATGTTTATATTCATTTGGATTTAAATGAAACTATGTCGTTCGAATATCTTAAAGATTATTTTACAGATAATTATTATGATCAGGTTTATTTTAAGTAATATGAAAAAGAAAATATTAATTACTGCTTTATATAAATCCGCAGCAAATGGCGGATCTGGCAGCTTTATGAAATGTATTTATGATACGCTAATAAAGATTGATAAATTTGATGTCGAAATTGCAGACTCTATTGATCGCAAACAGTTACACGGAATTAAATATGATTATATTATTTGTTCGCATCGTTCAATATTAACTGAGCTATTAAAATATAAAAATAAAGAAACAAAGATTTTATGTATTTCACAAGGTTGGGTTCCTAATGAAGAGCATTTCATTACTGGCGCTGACGCATATGTTTCTATTTCTAGAGAAGTACAAGATTTTAATATAAAGAACTTTGGAATTGATAGCATTTATATACCTCAGCCGATCCAATATATAAAGTACAAAGAAACTAACCCGAAAATCTTAAATTGCTTATACATTAAAAACAGTGCTTCACGTGACGATACAGTTTTTTCTGAAGCATGCATTATTGCTGGTGTTAATTTCAAGATATCAGATCGAAATATTGATATCTTTAAACAGATAAAAGAATCTGATTTCGTAATAGGTTTAGGAAGATCTGCATTAGAAGGTATGACATATTCTAAACCAGCAATTATCGCAGATACAAGATTCTATCATAGTAAACAAATTAGTGACGGATTGCTTACTGCTAATTCAGTAAAGATTGCATCAATTTGTAATTTTTCAGGAAGAGCAAGTAATATAGAATTTACAAGCGAAACAATAGCTTCACAGATTGTATTTCTTAGAGATAATTATAAAAGACTTTCGCGGTTTTCTAATAATTATATAAAACAGAATAATGATAGTGTGAAAGTAGTAAAGCAATACCTGAAACTATTAGGAGAACATATATGAAAATATGTGGTTTAGATTTAAGTATGAACGGTTCAGGACTTGTAAGTTTTGAACTTGATAACAACTTAGATATTATTAGTACAGATTATCTAGGATTCATACAAGTTAAAAAACATTGCAGTAAAAAAGTAATGCATTATAGAAAAAAGGATTTTGATCATAGGTATCATATTTCGGATATGATGATTAAAAAGATTAAGGAATTTGTTAAAGATGCAGATTACTTAGCAATTGAAGATTACGCATTTGG